AATTTTGCCGAACTTTTTTTAAAAGTCCCCTAATTTTGCCGAACTTTTTTTAAAAGTCCCCTAATTTTGCCGAACTTTTTTTAAAAGTCCCCTAATTTTGCCGAACTTTTTTTAAAAGTTCAATACATCTTTTTCTGTACAAACGGCGTATAGATAATATCAGATGTATGAACAGAATTTAGACTCGTATTAATCTCTCCAATTTGATTGTGTTTCTGTGAATCACTATTCCACACTTTAATAATATTGAAGCCACGTTTGGGGCTAATAGATAGACCATTGATATAGTTGCCAGGATTAGTAGATGCGCAATTGATCATAGATGCAATTACGTAGTCTAGAAAGATATCCGCTGCATTTTTTTTGTGGCAACGGAATGAATAGCACCCACCACGAATATGATAATGGCTTTCCCATAGAGGTGGAGATGGATCACGCATCATAAAGAACATACCATCTGCAAATGAATTTGTATTAAGAGCATCAATAATAGCCCAAAACTGATACCAAGTACCCATTGTTGCAATTTTAGTGAAAGTGTTCATAGTCCATTTGGTTTCCTCTGCTGAATGGAAGTACAGAGTCCATGAACCTGTAGGAATTTGAGACTGAATCGTCAGGATATCTGACTCAGTAGAAGCGTCAGATGCCATCCGATAATATAGTAATATATCTTTATTTTCTTTAAACCATGTTATCAATTTTTAATACATGTCGAATATCGACATGAGTATGTTCTTGTATAAGTAGATCGCGCTCATTACCTTCTGAATCAATAATATGACAAGTAACAATTGCATTTGATGGGAACCATTGTTTGGTATATGCGCACCATGACATAAAAAAACAAGACAGGCTAGGAATTTTGTCTGTACTACAAATAATGAATGTAGATATAAATTCATCCATATCATATTCATAATGTTCATTATGGGTATCAATTGACAGACGTACAGAAAGCCAGTCTACTTTATAAAATTCATTTGGCTGACTGGGTTTTTTTGAATCTAAATGATACGATTTTAATTTATTTTTTGTAGAATGGTAAACCCAGTCGCTTGTAACATCATTTGTAATATATTGTAGTGGAACAGGACATGTATGATTTGGAATAAAAACCCATTTGTTATGACGATCATAACAGCAATTAATAGTAGATGATAAAAAAGAATTAATATATTTACAGGTTGAACTATAGCATGTATATCCTCTATTAAATAGAATAACACTTCTTAGATTACCCATTCTTTATTATGTATTTATAATAGACTTTAAATATCTTTTATTTTTTGATGCGATAGAAGGCAATGGTCTTTGTTTTTTCTTTCCAATATCCGATGGGTGTGTCATCATCTGGTTTATAAATGAATCCTTCAGAATCTTTGTAGTATGTTTCACCATTGTATGTGATTTCTTCTACTTCTTCTCCTTCTTCTTCTTCCTCTTCTTCCTCTTCCTCTTCTTCTTCCTCTTCTTCCTCTTCTTTCTTTTCAGAAGCGACTTCTACTACAGGTGCTACTACAACTACATTTTGAACTTCTTCCTCTTCTTCCTCTTCTTCCTCTTCTTTCTCTTCTTCCTCTTCTTCCTGAACTTCCTCTTGGACTTCTTGGACTTCTTCCTGAACCTCTTCCTGAACCTCTTCTTCCTGAACTTCCTCTTCCTGAACTTCCTCTTCCTCTTGGACTTCCTGAGCTTCCTGAACTTCCTCTTCCTCTTCCTCTTGGACTTCTTGGACTTCTTGGACTTCTTCCTGAACTTCCTCCTGAACCTCTTCTTCCTCTTCTGTCTCTATTTCTTCTTTTTTAATAATATCGCAACCCAATTTGGTAACAGATAAATTAGAATTTAAACTCAAATTCATATAATCATATGAGAATACCGCGCCAACACTAGATGACACGAGAGATGAATCAATCGGAATTTCACGCCATACAAACTGTTGTAATTCTTCTTGAGCTGTTTTCATTGGGTGTGATTTTTGTTCTGTGTTATCCATTACTTGATTCATTAAAGAAGACTGCAATTGTGCTGTCTGCGATTGAACTACTAAAGAATTACACAATGATTGTGTATCCATTACAACTGAACGTAATCCCTCAAATTGATGCACTCGTTCAGAGAGTTGGTTGAGCTGTTCAGAAATGCGAGAGAACATAGTTTGATGAGTATCGAGTTTCTCATTCAGCAGCTGAATGCAAGTACTGAGATCAGATGATGTTTTGGTCTGTGCAGTTTGAGTATCCATATGAAGCAATTGATGCAATTGTTGCAAATAGGTCTGCATATCTTGCACAGTTGCTTTCATAAGGCCAGCATTGACAGTTTGCATCATGATTCAATAGTTATCAGAAGGAAGCTCTGATATAAATCTAAATCAAAATTTCAATCAATTTTTTATATATATAATACATATTACTTTACCTTTATATTGTAATATATATTATTCTAATATATTATAACGAGTTATTATGTTATTGTCCTTAAGACTTTATCTTGAATTCTTCAAATAACAGCTAAAGTCTTTAAGACTTTATCTTGAATTCTTCAAATAACATCTAAAGTCCTTAAGACTTTATCTTGAATTCTTCAAATAACAGCTAAAGTCTTTAAGACTTTATCTTGAATTCTTCAAATAACATCTAAAGTCCTTAAGACTTTATCTTGAAATTAATACAAGCATCCAGCGTACTCTCCCATGCCTTTAGCGGTTTAGTTCTGCGTAGCCGCAAACCATCTTCCACCTTTTGGATTCGTTCGCCCACATTATCTTGAACATTTTTTGTCAGAGAAGAGTCATAAAAATCAATTGGTTTTGTATCCATAGTTGTCAAAATACTTACCATAGGCGGCAAATGAACATCAATAAGTACTTTCTGTGATTGAAGTAGCTGTCGATATTCTTCAATCGATAAATTTCCACCAAATAGTCGTAGCACTACACGAGACGGAGCAGGATGAATATTTCCATTACAAGCTGAACCATACAATCTATATAAGAGCGAGAGTTGTTCCCATCGTGTATGGGAATCTTGACGGATATCAAATAAATATGAAGTTGCACATTCAGGAGAGCAAAAATTACCCATAACTTCAATATATTCACCTGTATCACGAATCGGAAGAATAACAGGACGATGTGTAAAAATATGACAGCACCATAAACAGGCTGCATCTGATTTCATAGGAATCTGTTTAATTTCAGATGAATCTTTAAATTGAACAAGCATTGTACCCTTCAGATTATAATAGTCAATTTCATCAACTTTGACTTCTTTTTTAACAATTGGAGCAACTGTATGAAATTCTTCTTTAATAGAAGATATTTGCTCTACATCATCATGAAATGGATTACATGCGTATGTATCATAAGGAACTGTATCTTCAGGTGGATGCGGATCATATACAATAGGCATATCATGATTCATGATATTACGACTATGGATGGGTAGATGAATAATTAGAGGACGTTGTTCTTTCTGTAATAGATTTCCATTAATACCATCTGGAGTTACAATTGCTACAATTGGGAATTTTTTCTTACTGGTTTTAACTGGTTCATCTACATTTGATACTATTTTACGACCACGACCGCGTCCACGACCACGACCGCTCATTAAATAGTAATATGTTGTTTTTCTTTATGCTGAACTTATCATAACTGTAAAATACTATGTAAAGCCCTAACACTCAATACATTTCAACTAAAGAGATGTCCATTAACATCTCTTTCTGGTGTGAACGTGTCAGAAAATGTTTCTCAATGTTTCTAAAGAATCCTCAGACTCTCCAACATATGCTCTTATTTGGTCCGCCTGGTTCAGGAAAAACTACAAGTGCAAAATGGCTTGTAGAGCAAATCTGGGGAAATCGTAAATCTCTTATGTGTATATCTATGAATGCAGCAGATGAACGAAGTTTAGAATCGATTCGTCAAAAGGTCTTTCCTTTTTTGCAGGTAGATTGGCGAACAGATAATGAAACTGCTCCACGATTCTTAATATTGGATGAATGTGAAACGCTAACAGAAGCAGCACAATTATCCTTACAATCTGTGCTAAATACAGATGCAAAAGATATATGTGTTATCTTAATATGCAATTCACAGAGTCGTATTCATGCTAAGCTTCGCCAACGACTTCTTAAAATTCGATATGACCCGCCTAATAGAAACAATGACGTAGTAGATATTTTCACAGCTATTACACGAGGAGATCTTCGCCAATATTCAAAGAAGCAAGAGATTGAGCTACGAATTTGGAGGTATATCCATTGTCATCCAAGTGAAATTTCTACCCTTATTCAAGATGATTCAATTGATTATCAAGTCATTATAACGGAACTACTGCTTCTATCAGATATGTTTGGAATCATAGATGAGTCCTTTATGAACAGGATTAATATCATATATCAGCTCTTATCGGATAATACGCTACTTTTTGATAAAATGGAGGAGCAACTTATAAAATTGATTGTAGAATTCAAAGATAAATTTGACAAGAAGTTTGCATAATATACAATAATACAACTATGGCGCAAGAAGTTGATTCAGACACGTATGATGAACCCATTGATAAAGTATATGAAAAGACAGATCTTCGTATCTCAACGATGGTCATTACTGCACATTGGGGAACGGCCATTAATTTGGATCAATTATTTGAAATGACTCGTGCATATCTTATTCCAATATGGCTTCCTATCGAAGGGATCCTTAAATTTGAGCACAAAAAAATGGTTATGGGTTATAGTCATAAAGATATCTTTACAAATCGCAAGATGACATCAAAATCCTTCTTTAATCAATCAACTATCATTGTGCGAAAGAAAATCCCGAATAATAGTTTTAAACAAGTCAATATCAAACTATTTGCAAATGGTGGAATACAGATGACAGGTGTAATGTCTGAAAAGTTTGCACTAGAAACGATTGAATGGTTGTTATTACTAATTAAGACACTTCCTGCATCGCCCTTTACAGATCATCCACATATTGAAAGATTATCTACACAGCTCATTAATACGGACTATACCATCAATAAATTTATTAATCAAGAGGTATTGCATCAAATCTTGATTACTGAATACAATCTATTTAGTATGCTTGAAAAAACAATTTATCAAGGGATTAATACGAAGTTCTTTTACAATTCAAATAATAAAAATGGGGTATGTTGCTGTACAAATTTCTGTAAGGGTCAAGGGAATGGAGAGGGAGATGGACAGTGTAAACGGATTACAATTAGTATTTTCCGAACGGGACGAATTATTGTAACGGGTGCTAGACAAATTGAGCAGATATATATTGCTTATAATTTCCTAAATAAGATCTTTGATAAGCATCATGATGAAATCTTTTATGAACCTAATACTGAATAAAGTCAGTATTACGCAACACCTTCGGATAACCTAATACTGAATAAACTAGCTTAAGTGTTCGCGTTAAATCGTATAAAAGGATTTGTCTTTTATTGACAGACTTAGAAGATGAGCGCTCCGGTTCAATCTGCTGCTGTAAATGTGAATGCATCTAATGCAAATACTCTGGTTAATGCAAAGCCTGCTAATCAACTCTCCGAAGTAATGCCAAGTCCTCAAACTATGATGCAAGCTGCCAAACTTGCATTAAATGAGGATCGTGCTATTATGTTAGACTATTACCGTGAATCTTGCAAAGGTACTGCATTCTTGGGAGAGGATGGTGAGACGAAAGAACGCATTCTGGTTAAATCTAAGGAGGAATTTACTTCCCTCATTAAAAAACTATATAAAGTGGGTGAAGATTTTATTGTAATTACTGAAAATTCAGTATATGTTGTAGGAGGAAACATTCAAAAACGCAAGGTAAACTTGGCTTCTCTTCAGGAAGCATATGATAATTTGTAAATTTATTTTTTCTCTTTATTGACATAAAATCCTTCTGCTTCCATATCCTCAAACTGACGACTCTGATAGCCTTCATAATTCGGCTTTAATGCACGATCACAGATTAAGTACAAGAACAGAGCGCTAGTGCAAGAAATACCAAATGTCATAACTGTGTTAAAAATGACAGCAAGCAACATAGGTAATGACATTTTGCTGCTCATGGTAAACATGTAGATACCACCTAGAAGGGAAAGACCTGCAAATATGGAAAAAATAATAAAGAAAATATAAAAGTAGTCGCATATAACTACGTCGGAAATAGCATCAGACCATTGTTTTTTTCGCTGGGGTTCCATGTTTCTATTTTACAATTATATTTTAAAACCGGATATACATACATTTTATTTGATAATTTATTAAATAATAAAAAGGCTAGCATTTAGTCAGACCAATCATTAAAATATGAATATACTATAGAAATGCGTAGAGTCCGGAAAACACAGAAAAGAAACAAGCGTCATCGAAAACATCGTGGTGGTTTAATGCACTTAGAGCCTGCTGCATTAAATTATTCACTTGCAGGCAGTGATGCATCAAGAGCATCACTTAGCCAAGGTCAACATTTTTTAAATTATCATCAAGGACAGCATGGTGGATATCATGCTAATGGAGCACCTATGTCAGCTATTACAAATTCTGTCTTAGAAGGTGCACTTCGTGGTCCGGCACATTTGGCTGGATTGGATAAAGCATATGCTGATATTACAGGATTATCTGATCAACAGGGTGGAAGACGTAGACATTCTAAGCGTGCTAAAAAGCATGGTAAAAAACATGGCAAGCGTTCTAGAAAATCAAATGGTGGTAAACGCTCTAAAAAACATGGTAAGCGTGCTAAAAAACAAACCCGTCGTCATCGTAAACGTGGTGGCAGTCATGAATTAGGCTTTGCTTCATTCCCTTCAAAGGGTATGTTGTTATCTGGTTCTCAGTATAGCCAGGCTGGATTAAATCCTGAATGGAAAAACGCTGTAGAATTTGATTCTGCCATGCAACGTAGTGCTATGTAAATATGATATGAAGTATATTAAACAATTTTTTAAATAATTTCAAGTACACTTTTTAATATTTCATATAATATACGTTATATTATATGAAACACATTACAAATAAAAATAAAAAACTAAAAAATACAACAAAAAAACAATTTTTATTTAATCCAGAAAATCCTAAAAAATCATTTGATGTATATATTGATAAAAATCCAATGGATACAATACATATAAAATATACAACATTGGAAGATGTTAAAAATACGATTGATAAATTAGAAAAAGTATACAAAAACAAAAAGTATACACATAAACGTATATGGCAAGTAGGTATGATTATGTATGTTAGATTGAAAGTATTGAAAAATAAAAAACCAAAGGAATATGCTTTAGCAAATAAATATTTTACATTTTTAGGAAAAAGGACAAAATTAGAAGAAAAATCTAGATATAAATTTACATTCAAAATGGTATGAAATAAGCATGAGTTCCAAGTGCAACTATTGTTGCATGAGTTCCAAATGGTGTTATAACACCACGAGTTCCAAGTGGTGTTATAACACCACGAGTTCCAAGTGGTGTTATAACACCATGAGTTCTGCCTCCATCTGTACATCTTCCATTTTACAACCCACTGGTCTTATTTTATCTTCAAATTCACTAACAAGAAGTTCACGTCCTCTATTCAAATAGTGTTTACGTTCTGCGGCTTGAATAACAACATTAACACGTATATACAAATTACCATGTTTTACAAGAGAATTAACTAATGGCATACCATATCCATTCAAACAGTACATATCACCATGAAAAGAAGGGGGTAAATGAACAAATAATCCTGAATCATATCCAGGATGCTTATCAATTTGTACTACACATCCTAGTAGACTTTCAGCCAAAGATAGAATTACAGATGTTTCTAAATCTGCAGAATTAATACGTTTAAAGATATTAAAGGCACTATCATTTACATCAGGTTGTAATACAATATGTACATCACCTGCCTGTTCAAAATCAATATTATCAGAACATACTTCTGGAAAATGAATAACACAGTTTGATTCAGTACCAGCTAGAATTTTTACAGATAAATTCCGTTGTCCCGTTATAAAACCAGTGCCATTGCATGGAGTACATGTTTCTAGAACACGCTCACCTTTTCCTTGACAATCCATACATGGTCCTGTTGCATGCATGGCAAAAGGACCCATTTGAGTAACTTGTGTTATGCTTCCTTGACCACCACATTTTTTACAAATCTCTTTCATTTTAGCACCAGTATGATTACATTCCATACAGAAACTCTGTCGATTAATATGAATATCAAATTGATGTCCTAAATAGAATTGTTCTAGAGTAATTCCAATAATCTGTTGAATTGGTGGTGGCTTTCGTCCTTTGCGAACGGTATTATTTTTAGGAAACATATTCCCAAATAAATCATTCATATTAAATTCAAAGGGAAATTGGCCACCAGGAGGAAAACCAGGAGGAAAACCAGGAGGAAAACCAGGAGGAAAACCGTGTTGATTAACCGCATTTTCATCAGTCATACCTGTCTGATCATATAAGCGCCGTCGTTTTTCATCTATTAAAATATCATTTGCCTGACTAATTTCCTTAAATTTATCAGGATCGCCGCCTTTATCAGGATGATGAATACGTGCTAATTTTAAATATGCTTTTCGGATATCTGTTTGACTACTATCTTTGGGAACACCAAGTACATCGTACAGTGATTTAGACATTGATAATTATTGCATCATATCTTTTAAGTTATTACAGTCTAAAGTGTAAAATAGATTTTTATACAATGACAAGTCTAGTTGGTCAAGAGTCTGTATGGACTGATTGTGTAAATCAATTTAATACTCCAAGCCATATTTTTATAACAGGCTTACCAGGATGCGGTAAAACAATATTAATGCGTGAACTGTTAAGAGAATATGCGAGACAAAAAGATTGTCCTAGCGCGCATTTATGGGGAGTTGAA